CTTCTGCCGGCCGGGCATCCCGCCGCGCGGCGGGATGCCCGGTCTCGTGCCTCAGACGCTGGTCGCGACCCGGGCCAAACGCCCGACGTACTTCGGCGCCCGCACCGCGAGGCAGGTGTCCGTCACCAGCGCGTACGGGAGCGAGTCGGGGCTGTTCGTGGTCGGGTACACGTCCAGCGGCATGCACTCTCGCACGTAGGGCCGGATCACGAAGTTCCGGTCCCTGGAAACCAGGTAGATGTTCTCCAGGCCGCTGGCCAGCGGGAACATGCCCGTGTTCGTCCCGAAGTACGTGGTGGCCAGGGTGCCGGGGACCGTGGTCGCCGTGGTGGACGAGCCGACGACCGGGATCAGGGCCGCGCCCGTGTCGTAGATGGCGTTCGCCATGACCGGGGTCACGCCGTCCGCCGCCAATCCGACCGTCGCGTCGACGTAGCCGAGGAATGTCTCGCTCCCCGCAGCGCCGCCGGCCGCCGACCGGTACACCTTGTACAGGATCGGCTGCGCGCCGTCCGAGCCGGTGGGGACAGTGAACCCGAGGCCGACGAAGCCGCTCGTGCCGCCCGTCGCCCCGGACGCCTCCGCGCAGGGCAGCACCTCGCCCTGCCGGGCGATCACCGGGGCGATGACGTACCGGTAGGTGTTGTTGCCCAGCGACCCGGTGACGCCGGACAGGCCGCCCGGCAGGGCGCCGCTGGACGCGGTCGCCGTGACGGTGCCCATCGCGAAGGACCGCGGGCTGAGGAACGACGTCATCACCAGCGGGATGTTGCGGTAGGAGTCCACGATCAGGCCGGGCGCGACCTCGACCTTGTCGTTGAACCGCTGCTGCCCCTGCATCAGCTGCGCGACCTTGGAGATCACGGTCGAGGAGCAGACGAACATCCAGTTCGCGCCCAGGGTTGGCATGGCGGCGTTCTGCTGGACCAGGTCCATCAGCTCGTCCAGGTGCGCGGTCGTGAGCGTGTTGCCGCCCTTGTCGAGGGCGTTCTGGAACGTGCCGCCGCTGAACGCGGAGACCAGCGTGTCGAGGCCGTCGAACTGGGGGCGGGCGCCGTTCGCGGTGGACGCCGAGTTGCCCCAGTCGATGCCGGTCTCGGTGTCCCACAGCAGGCCCTGGATGGAGCCCTCGATTTCCGTCTGCCGCAGGTCCCCGATGACCAGGCGGGTGACCGCCTGCGAGTAGCCGGTGACGGCGCCGACGATCTGCAGGTGCTTCATCTGGGCGCTGTTCTGCGCGTACGAGCTGTTCGACACCGGGGCCGCGCCGCCGTCGGTGACGAACCCGCCGGTCGCGACGGTGTTGCGCTGGTTCCAGTAGTAGACGTCCGTGTCCCACTTCGTGCTGGGCAGCGCCCGCACGAGGGGCGCGACACGCCGCATGTACTCCAGGAGCAGCGGGTCGATGATCTTCGGGATGAGGGGGCCTACACCGCTGACGGTGAGCGCCTCCCTGAGCTCGCTGGGCATGGCTGTATCCCTTCCGGGGTGGTGGATTGCGGGGGACCGTCACCGCCGGAAGGGCACCAGCCGCGTGGGGCTGGCGGTCAGGATTGGATCAGGGGGCGCGGCCCCCGTACGCGGGGGGCCGCGCCGGGGTTACTGGCTGGCGCGGGAGCCGAGGACGTACTGCTCCAGCTGCGCGCCTACCGCGCGCCGCTGCGGCTCCGTCCACTGCTCGGACGGGATCATCCGGCCGTCCTTCATCGGGAAGTCGGCGGGGACCTCGCCGGACGATGCGGTGCCACCGGAGTGCTCGGTGACCAGGCCCTTGCGGCCCGGGCCGCCGCCGGACTCGGTGAGGGCCTGCTTCTCCGCGACGAGGCGAGCCTCGACGATCCGGTTGATGCGCTCGTCTTCCGTCTCGGCGACGGCCTGCGGGCGCGCGGCGGCAAGCCGGGCCTCGACGATCCGAGCGATCCGCTCGTCATCGGTCTCCGCCTTCGCCTCGGTTACGGGCGCGGCCGGCGCCGACTCGGCTGCCTTCGCGGCGAGTGCCTTCTTCGCCGCCTTCTTCGCGGCCTTGCGCAGCGCCTCGTCCATGACGTCCTGCGGGATGGCGATGGAAGCGGGCGCAGCCGCCGTGGCCGTTCCGGCCGCCTCCTGGGTGGTGGTCTCGCTCACGGCGGGAACCTCCGTTCCTTCTGGGTGTGCGGCGTCCGGTTCCGGAGCCGGGCTATCGGATGCCGTCTCGGCGGCAGCAGTGCGGGACACGGCCAGTTCGGCGACGAGGGCGGCCGTGTCTTCGGCGGACTCGCCCCGCAGTGCCGCGGCGCCGTTGTCGTCGTCCTCGGCTTCCGCGCCGGGGATGTCGATGTCCCCGTCCATGTCCGGGTCGATCGAGCACAGGGCGGCTGATGCCGCCGTGCACGCCTGGGCGAGGACCATGCGCAGTTCCGCCGGGTCCAGGCCGTAGGAGCACACGGTGACGGTCGTCGGGCCGTTGGTCGCCGAGAGGCTGTAGGAGCCGCAGGACTCCGGGTCGCCGCCGTAGTACTCGACGAGCGCCTCGGTGATCAGGAGCGGGGCCTCAACCGACCAGCCCTCAGCGGCGACCGCGACCCCGAAGCCCTTGAGGGCGGCCCGGATGCGGCCCTTGACCCGCTTGAGCTGCGCCGCCGAGTAAGCCTTCGCGTTGTCGGCCTGGTTCACGTACGACCAGGCGGCCTTGGCCTTCGCCTTGGTAGAGATGTCATAGCGCTGCCTGTGGTCAGCCTGGTAGCCAGGATCGGCGTACTTCCGGCCGGTGTCGTCGGACAGGCCGGAGTCCCGCTTGTGGACCGGCGGCGTAGACCCGCCGCTGATCGCCTCGCCAAACAGGGAGCGGAGCGCCTCGCGAACGCCCCCGGGCACTAGTGGCGCGGGGGTCGCCTCTTCGGCGATGGCGGTTTCCAATAGCGCCTCCGGTGCTGATTCTGAGATCGCGTAGCGCTCACCGGATTCGCCGTCATCGGTGTCCGCATAGCGGAAGGAGTCCACGCCGGCTGTGAGGACGCCGGGATCGCTGGTCCAGTCGAGGCGGCCGATTTCCAGGTCCGAGCCGGCCTCGCAGAGAGTGCCGTCAGGCCCGCGCTCGCGGCGGGTCGCGCCGACCCAGTTGCCCCGGATGGACACCCCTCGCAGGAACGCAGGCTCGTCGCCTTCCGGGTTGACCAGGCTGGCGATGTCCCGCCCGGTCCCCGTGTCGGCGATGGCGGCGACGTACTTGGCGCTGCCGTCGTCCTCCTGCCAGATGCGCGTGATCCTGCCGACCAGTTCCCGCGTGTTGGTCGTCTCGTGGTGGGTGTACATGTTGATGGGGCGCGCGCCATCTTCAAGGCGCACCTGTGCGCGCTTGACGGCGCCGGCGATGGCGTCGCGGGTGTAGAGCCTGTTGTTCCGGGACACGCCAGGGGCGAGCGCTACTCCGGAGACATAGGCAACAGCCTTGGCCATGACACCTCCGCGTGTCGCGCATGCGCCCGAGGCGGGCAGCTAGTGAACTTTTCCCGGGGCAGCGCGGGGCGGGGCTCAGGAGTAGCCGACGGTGATATTGCCGGTGCCGCTGCCCGACGCGACCGTGATGCCGTTCGCGGCGGGCAGGTTGACGTCGTACTGGGTGCCGGCCGCCGTCGAGTTCGGGATGACCAGCAGAATCGTCCCGGACGCGGCGGACGCGTTGTCGTAGATCGTGGTCGCCGCGGTCGCGAGCACGGTGGTCACGGTGACCTTCAGCAGCCGCCCCGGGGCGGCCTTGACGACCTGCGTGCCGCCGAGGGTGAGCGGGGCCGTCTTGGACGCGCTCGCGGGGAAGCCGTTGTCGTCGTAGGGGGTGAAGATCGTGTTGTTCGCCATGGGGGGGTGCCTCCTCGGGCAGGTCAGGAGTAGCCGGCGGTGACCGCGCCGGCGGTGAGCAGCGAGCCGAGCACGGTGATCCCGGACGCGGCCGGCATGTCCGCCGTGAGGACCTGGCCCGCGCTGCCGGACGCGACGGGGATCACCAGGAGCGGGTCACCCGGCTGCCCGGTAGCGGAGTCATAGAAGGCGAGCTTTCCGCCGGAGCCTGCGAGCGACGTGGTGATGCTCACCCGGGCGAGCCGTCCCGCGGTTGCCCGCAGGATGCCGCCGGTCGTGTTAACCGTCGGCGGTGCCGCCCCGGTGCTGGTCGGCGGGGCGGTCAGGGTGAGGTTGGAGGCCATCGCCGTGGGCGACCCGGCTGCCTGCTGCCGTGTGTAAGTGCTGCCGCCTGCCTGGGTGACGTAGGCGTACCAGCCGGTCGCCCCCCCGCTTGCCGCAGGCGAGGTGACCGTCAGGGTGGAGGTATTGCCGCCGGAGGTGACCTGGCTGGCGGATGCGGACGCGATGGACTCCCCGGCTGCGTTCACCAGCGTGATGACGACCTGGTAGGTGCCGTCGGCTACGGTGCCGCCGCTCGTCGCCGTCGAGGTGCCCGGTGCCGGGGGGGCGGCGAGGCCGATGCCGTTCCAGGAGACGGGCAGGGTCGCGCGGGCCAGCTGCGGGAACCCGCTGGCGTCGTAGTCGGTGACGACTTCGTTCAGTGGCATGACGGCGCGCCCCTTTCGCGGGGGTCGGGGTACGGGAGGGGCGGCCTTACCGGCCGTAGAGGGCGATCTCGGCGCCGGTCACGGAGCCGCCGGAGCAGGTCCAGTAGACCTGGCCCCACTCGGGGAAGGTGAAGTACGTGCCCGCCGATCCCGCATGCCGGCCGGCGGCGAGCAGGGTGGCGACGGGGACGCTCGTCAGCGTCGGCGTGGCCTGGAGGCCGGAAGGCTGGTAGAGGTTCCCGAGGTCGTCGTAGATCCCGAGGCCGACCACCAGCGAGGGGGTGGATGCCTTGCCGGTGACGTACACCATCAGCTCAAGGTCGTCGCAGCGCCGCAGGTCAACTGCGGTGCGGGGCATCCCGGGCGCAGGGGTCGCGGTGTAGGAGCCTGAGTTGCCGTTCGCGCTGATCGTGGTGCCGGTGCCGGAGAGGGCGAGGGACCAGATGAGCTTCACGGACTCGTCGAACGCCACGGTGCCTCCTAGGCTGCGAGGTCGAGGAAGGCCGCGAACGCGGACAGCGGGAGCGGGCTCGCAGGGGTCGGCGTGCACCTGCAGCGAGGATGATCAGGGCAGGCGGGGAACGCGGCCGGGTCATACGGGCCGTTGTCCTCGTTGTCCTGGCACGAGTAGCAGACGCGACCGTCCCCGGCGGTCAGCCACGCCACTGCGGTCAGGCCCTCGGAGGCGTACAGGTCCAGCGCTCCCCGCGCGAAGGAGCCGGATACCGCGGTGTCGATCGCGAGCATCACGGCGTCATCGGCGCTCGCGCCCCAGAGGGCGTCCGCGATCTCCTCATCGGTGGCACCAGAGGCGGCCATGGTCGCCAGCAGCTTGCCGACGTCGGATCCTGCGGCCTGGATGATGGCCTGTGCCCACGGGGCGCTCAGCTCGGGGAGGTTCGCCAGGTCAGTCAGCCCTGCGTACATCGCGGCGTACGCCCTGGCCCAGTCGAAGCCGAGCGCGGCGGCCTGGTCGGCGGCTACGGCCAGGGCCGCCGTCTTGCCCTCGGCCATGGCGGCGATGATCGCATCGGCTATCTCGGCGGCCAGTTCCCGGTATCCCGGGTCGGCGAGGATGTCCTCTAGCCATGCGATGGAAGCGGCCTTCGCGGCGGCCTTGTCCTGAGCGCTGGGCTTGCCGTCCGCGGCGGCCTCGCGGGTGGCGAGCGCCCGCCGGTACATGGTCATCAGGTGCCCGGGATCGAGGCGCTTAGCGAGGGGGAGCCACTTCGCGGCTACCTTGCGGGCCAGCTTCGCCGTGAGGTCTTCCCGGCGCCGGTAGACCTCGGCCCACGTGCCTTCCAGGTGGCCGAGGTGAAGGGCCACCTCGAGGACCTGCGGGTCGCGGGGAGATTCCAGCGCGAGCGACACGGCGGCCTCGCAGCCGTAGCGGACCCGCTCGGTCAGCGGGCCTCCGGCGATCGCAACGCCCGTCGCGTACGCCTCACGGGCCGCTTCAGCGAGGCTCGCGGCCACGGGCAGCTCCCGGATTCGCGTAGGTACGGTCTCGGCTGGCAACCCTGATGTGGCCGCCCGCGTCGAACCGGCATGAAGCCATACCATTTCCTGGCCGACGGCAACCAGCGGGTCGTCATCGACGATGGCGAGGTGTCGTTCCGGCCGGTCCTGGCTGACATGTCGCTGGCCCGGCAGCACTGGCCGCGAGCGGAGGTCATCGCCGTGTCGGCAGGCCCGTCCGGCGGTGGCCGGAGGCGACGGTGTGAAGTGTCGGTGACCAGGTCAGATGGCACGGTCCGCAGCTTCCGGAACGTCCGCGCCGATGCCGCCGAGGTGCTGTCGGCGTTCGCGGTGCGGGGCTACCCGGTCGGTGGTCAGCAGCCCGGGTACCCGGCTGGGCCTCCTGGCGGATGGGCGCCCCAGCCCCCGCCGGGCTACCTGCAGCAGGGCTACCCGCCTCAGCAGCCTCCGCCCGGATGGCCCGGGCAGCCTCCGCAGCAGCGCCGGTTACGGCTTGCGTCGAAGGGCGTGCCAGCCACTAGAGGCAGCCCAGCCCCACGCGACGGCTGACACGGCACCCCACGAAAGCGGGATGCCCGCCCATGCCGCCAGCAGGTGGGAGATGACCGCCCCGGACGCCGAACCGACGATGATCGCCGAGAGGCGAGAGGCGAGGCTCATGCCCTGAGGCTAGCGCGCGGCGGCCGGTCACGGATCAGCACTCTTCACCCTTACGGGCTGGCCCTTCGCGGCTCTTGCCTAGTGCGAGGCCGCGCGCCTTTAGCCTGCCGTGCTGTCGTCCGGCGCGATGTTCACCACACGGACGGGCGCGTGGCCCGGCGAGCGCATCTCTATCGTCCCGGGCGGTAGCGTCTCGTCAACCACGAGGGGGATCGTCACCCCGGCTACCTGGATGGCCCCGGCCGGGCCTGGCGCCTTGACCCGGACTGGTGACAGCAGGTTGATCTTGAGAGGCTTGCTCACGGGCTCATCGTCGCACACGCACTCCGTGACGGGCATCCGGCAAGCGCAGCGCGCCTTCGGGGGCACTTACGAGCCTGACGCGCCTCGCCCGGCCGCGATGGCGGCGCGGACAAGGCAGTCCTTGGCCTCGACGAGCTTGTGCAGGCCCCTGGTCAGCTCGGGGTCGTCGACCGGGATGCGGTCCAGGATGTCGGCGGCTGTGGCGGCGATGGCCTTGGAGACCTCGCGGCCGAGGCCGGGCGGCAGGTGGTCGTAGTCGAACCACTGGGCGACATCCTGCACCGCGCGGTGGCGGCTGGTCAGGTCAACGGCGTCGCGGAGGCCCATGGCTATCCGATCTCCTTGGGGAGAAGCTGGGGCACGTCTTGTGCCCGCAGCGGGTGGTTAGGCAGGGTGCCCGGCTCCAGCGCGACCGCCGGCAATTCCTCGGGAGGCTGCTCGCTCACCTAGTCGTCCTCATCCATGTCGTCAGGCCAGAACGGGCTGTACTCCAGCGTCCGCGCCACCCATCCGCCGCCGGCGGGGAGCACGTACCCGGCACCGCTGTAGACGGCGCCGTGCCTGAGCTTCACCTTCAGCCCGGCCCCGGCGCACGCGGTGAGCGCGTCGGCGACCGCCTGGAGGAGCGCGGCCGGGTCAGGCTGCCCGGTCATTCCTGGCCTGCCGTGCGCCCAACTGGTTCCAGGCCCCGGACTGCTCGCCTACCGTCCCGGTGTACGCCCACACGCTGGTCAGCCCTTCGGCCTCAGCGGCGAGGAACCGGTGATGCCCGTCGGCGATCAGGAGCTTCCCGGACGGGCGACGGACGAGGATCAGCGGCTTGGGCTTCTCGCCCGCCCGCAGTGCCTTGCGGAGCTTCTTCCGCTTGGCTTTCACCGCGTCCGGGTCACCGGACGCCCGCCAGTCGCCGCGGTCGCTGGCCTCGATGTCCGCGATGGGCACCTCGGCGGGGCCACGCCATTCCGCGACCTTTACCCAGGCGATAGCGGACGGCGCGAAGCTCCCGGAGAGCTGGGCATAGACCTTCTTGCCCTTGTCGCCGGATGCCTCGGTGATCGCCCCTGGCAGTACCCGCAGCGCCTCGCGGAGCCGCGCCCGGTAGCGGATGAGGGCCTCTGCCGGGACGCCCTGCGGCTGCTCCCCGTCGCCTTCAGGCGGCCGGCCGTCCGGGGGAGGCTGGCCCGGCTCGAGCGGCTCCCCGCCCGGCGGCGTCTCCCCCGCCACCACGGCAGGCGCGCCCTTCGCCGCGATGACCGCCTTGCTCATGGCCGCCATGTCCGCCCACAGCACCAGGTTCTGCCTGTCCACCAAGACGGCGTCATCGCCGCCCTCAACCGGCGCCTCGCCGATCTCCGTCCGGTACTTGTTCAACGTCCAGGACCCGTTACGGAGCCGGGTGTCGCGGATCTGCTCCACCGCCTGAGAGGACCGGTAGTCGACCTCGCCGAACTTCGCGGCCCATCCCTCAACCCCGAACCCGTTGCGGATCACAGCGAAGTTCAAAGCCTCAAGGATCAGCTCGGCAATCGGCCCGCACGTATCAACCCGGTACGTCCGGTCCTGCTCCTCCCCGGTGCCCCCGCCGAGGTTCCCCGACTCGATGATCCCGGCCTTCGCCGGCGGCACCCCGTAGGTAGCCACGATCTCATCGCGCTTCTGGTCCAGGTAGGACAAGATGTCGGGGATCTTCCCGGCGGCCAGCTCGTTGACCGTCGCGCCGCCCTTGGTGGCGATCGGGGTGCCGATGTTCTTGGGGCCGATGTTCCTCGCCGCGTACTGGGCGAGCCACCGGTTCTGCTCGGGCTGCTGCACGGACTGCGGAAAGTCGACGTGGATGTTGATCGGCAGGCCCTTGCGGGCCATCTCCTTCGCCGTCGCCGCGGCGAACAGCCACGCGGTGACCGGCAGCAGCGCCGCCTGGGTCGGGCTGACGCCGAACACCCCGGAGCGGGGGGCGTCGAGGCTGATGTGGATGACGTCGCGCTCTTCGAACTCCGCGCGCTGCCCCTGGTCCGTGACCTGGATATAGCCGCTGACGTTGCCGTGCTCGTCCGCGAGCGGGGTGGTGGTCGGGTTGTCGAGGTTGTACATGGCGACCGGGACGTTGCCCCACCAGACAAGCTCAATGTAGGCGTCGCCGAACACCTCAAGGTCGACCACGACGTTCCGGAGGAGCTGCCGGATGTTCTGCCGCGCGTTGCAGAACGCGAACAGCCGCTCGCACGCCAGCACGTTCGCAGGCTTCTCCGGGGCCTCCTGGTCGCCCTCCCCGGTGTCGGAGTCCCAGTCCATGACCAGGCCGCCGGCGGTGATGGTGCGGGCGATCGCCTGGACGCACGCCCACGACCACGGGCAGGCGAGGTAGGACTCGTAGAGTTGCTCAAGCTGCGAGCGACGGTCAGTCCCGGTGGCGCCGCCGAGGGCGCCGTTGTACTCGTTCAGGCCGCCGCGGGGGACGCCGTAGACGTAGCCGGCGCGCTCCGGGAGCTGGCCCGGGGTCAGCGCCCGGGTGGCCGCGGCCTCTTCAACCTCGCCGCGGTCACGGCGGAACCGGGTCCAGAAGGCCACGTGCGAACCTCCTGGTTACCGGCGAGTCAAGTCTTGCCACCTGCGACGATGCGAGACCCCTACTCGCTGGTAACCGTGCGCACTACCCTCCGGGGGGCGTCCTCGTCATCAGTCAGCCACTCCGGCTCGTCCGCCATGCGCCGGTAGGCGAACGCGCCCATCGGCTCCAGGGGAGTGACCGCCTCAGCGACAGGATCGGGCTTGCGCTCGTCAAGGATCGTGAACTCGGGTCCGGAGCCCAGGTTGAGAAGCCAGTACCTAAGGTCGTCCATGAGGTGATCGGGGGCGGCAGAGTTGGCGTCTTCCGGGTCGCCCTTGGTGGCGTGCGGCAAGTTCTCCAGTTCCCACCAGGTCTTCGGGCAGCTCCGGAAGAAGTGGATCATCGGGCACGTGGCCCACCCCAGCGCGCGGTGATGGGGGCAAGCGGGACCTTCGGCGAGGTAGGTGTGGATGCGCTGCCAGCCCGCGACCCGCGACCCTGGCCCCTTGCCTGCCGGGGTGAGGTGCACGCCGTTGTCCGCGTACACCTGCGAGATCGGTTTGGCATCGCCCCGCGTGGCCCACATGGCGTCATCGCCGAGACGTACCCCGACGTGCTCATCCTTGGCCTCGGCCTCCAGGATGCGCCTGGCCTGCTCGGCCTCGCCCACCTGGGTCTCGTAGATCTCCCGGTACGCCCAGGCCCGGCCGTCCTCGTCAACCGCTCCCCACAGGACCGCCCACGGCTTGGAGTAGCCCCAGTCGACGGTGCTGTACCGCCGCCACGAGGCGGGAAGCGTGAACGGCTCCACGACGTGACGGTCCCAGCGGATCTCCGGGAACATCTGCCCGGCGAACTGGCCCCAGTCGCCGTCCCGCATTGCCGCCCGGCGGGCGGGGTCGGGGATGGCGTCCAGGCGGCGGAGGTACGCCTCGTCCAGGTGGGGGTTATCGGTGGCCTTCGCCGGGATGAACCGGATCGTCAGGCCCTGCTCGTTCGTGACGACCTTCCGGCCGTGCTCGGTCGGGTCGACGTAGCGGGCACGGGCCTCGCCGTGCGACGGGCCGCCCGGGTTCGACGTCGAACGGATGCCGATCACGGGCACCCCGTGCGCCGAGCGGAGCCGCTCCAGGGCGATCACGTCCACGATCCCGGGGCTGAGCAGGGTGCGCTCGTCAACGAACACGAGCTGGTAGGCGCCGCCCTGCCGGCGGGAGGCGTCGTCCAGGGTCTCCATGTACCGCAGGCGGATCAGCGACCGGTTAGGGAAGGTGATCTCCTTCTCGGTCTTGTTCCACCGGCCGCCGAGGACCGCACCCCAGTCGAACCGCTGGAACTCGGGATAGATCGACTCGGCGAGCTCGTCATACGAGCGGCGCAGGATCAGGACCCGGATGCCAGGGTACTTAACGCACGACCGGAGTGATTCGGCGCAAATCGCCGCCGTTTTCCCGCCGCCGGCCGCGCCCCCGTACAGGACGTCGTCCTCGGTGGCGGCATGAAATTGCTCCTGAGGGCACTTCCCGCACGGCTCAGGGAGGACCAGGTCGCCGCGCTCGCGTGCCGCATGGCGGGGGAGGCATATCGGCTCGTAGCCCAGCTTCTCGAAGGCGTCATCGGCGGGAGGATCCCATTCCGCCGCGGCGGCCTCGAAGGCCATTGCCGTCATGGGCGTCTCCGGCTAGTTCGCTCCGGCCGTCGCCGCGGCGCGGCGCAGTTCCTCCGGCACCACCAGCGGCAGCAGCGCCCGCTGATCACCCGACAGCCCCAGCCGGTCCAGGATGCGCCGGATCACGTCGTTCAGCAGCGCGCCCTGAGTCTCCGCCAGCTTCACCCGGCGCTCCTCGACCCCCACGGAGATCGCGGCCTTGGTGACGTCGAGGAGGTGCTTGCGCTCTTCGCGGTACAGGACGAGCCACAGGTTCGGCTTCGCGCCCTCAGTCGTGTCGGTGCCCGGGAACTCCGACGCCTGCTTGTCGGTCGTCTCGGTGACGCCCCACACCAGGGCCTCGGGGGCGAGCGCCCGCACCTGCTCGCGCAGCCACGCGACGTGCCCGGCAGTGGCGTGGACTTCCTCAAGGAGCGCGTCGGTCGCGTCGATGTCGCGGGGCAGCCCGTAAGTGATGACCGCCTGGCGGGCTATCTCCTCGGCGCCTGCGATCCTGCTGCTCGGGGCGCACCCGCCGTGGAGCTTGCAGCGTCCGGTGCCAGGGTGGTCCGTGCCCCATCCCTGCGGCCTCTTGCAGGTGCCGTCGCGGCCCTTCTTGAGCTTCCCGCCGCAGTAGCGCTTGCGGTCACCTGTCATGGAAGGGCCGCCAGATCACAGCTGTCATGGATGGGATCACGCCGCCGTCCCGTCAGGGTTCCCGGTCAGGGCGCGGGCGGTGCCGGGGGCACGAGGCCGGTCACGCCGGACACTGAGGCGTCCAGTGACGAGGCAGTGCCCTGCGCGGCGGCGACGGCAGCGTCCAGCGCCGTGGTGTCAACGGCGGCGGGAAGCGCTGCGAGCGCGGCCCGGATCGCGGGAATGTCGGTGTTCACCAGCTGCGCGACGTTGGCGGCCACGTCGCCGGTGAGGGCGGTCAGGGCTGCGGTCGCGGCGTCGATGTCGGCCTGCTGCTCGCTCATGCTGTCCAGCTTTCTGTTGATGACGGTGAGGGAATGGCGGATGGCCTGCAGTTCCGCCGTGTGGTCGCAGGGGCGGCGTCCCCACTTGAGCGCCGTCACGCCGCCCGCCCTCGGAGCTGCCTGGGGTCTATCCCGGAGGCGGCGATGCCGTGCTGGCGGACGAGCTGCTCGGCCGCGCGGACCGCCTCGGCGGTGTGGAGGGGGTAGCCGCGCTCGTCGAGGCCCTGCGTGGCGAGCCATCCCCGGTTGCGCCACTGGCGGATCGTGACGGGCTTGCGGCCGGCGAGGCGCGCGGCCTCCGCCGTGGTCAGGAGGCCGTCAGGGCGGGAGGTGATCACCGTCACCTGCCCCCGGAAAGCGAGATCCCCGGCCGCGCGGGGCGCTCCGGGGACAGCTGTGGTTACGCGAGTGATGTTACGGCCTCCTGACCTGCGGGTCAAAGAGGCTCGCGTTTCAGGCCGCGTGGCCCTTCGCGGCGCAGCCGCAGGCGTCCCAGATGCACAGGCCGCAGTCGCCGCGGGCGCACCGGCGGCACGACTGGATTCCCGCGCCCCGGGCGTAGGCGTCGTACTGGCGGACCCAGTCGTCGTATTCCCCGCGGGTCATCTCGTCGTGGCATGAGGGGACTGAGCACTTGCTGAACGGCGGCTCTCCCGCCTCGGGGTCCGGGGGCGGGGAGGGGAGCACCTCAAGGGAGGACATGGCCTCGCACTTGCGGCACGGCACGCCGTCGAGGAGGTCGCGGGGCGCGGGGACCTCGCCGAGCATGCGGACCGCCCGGGTGCGCAGGCCGAGGACGTCCAGGGCGGCGACCTGGCCGCCGACCTCGGCTATCCAGGTGCCCCACCCGTCGCCGCCCCGCACCCAGTCCAGGCCGTCCGTGCCGTCCCCTACCCAGGCGGGGAGCGAGTCGCCGCCGGTGGGCGCCCACGTCCACGTCCGGTACATCGGGGCGGGAGGGAGGGCCATGAGGGGGCCGGGGTGGGCGGCCAGGGTGCCGCAGTCGGCCTCGAGGCGCTCCGGCGAGCCCGGGAGCGCGGCGGGAACGGACAGGCGGAGCTGCGGGACGCCGCGGACCCTGGCCGCCCATGCGGCGAGGAGCCACGTCATCTCCCGCTGGAGGGCGTCGGCGTCGGCGTTGACGAGGACCCGGGAGCCGGGGGGCCTGCGGATGGCCCGGCCTGCGCGGACGGGGTCAAGGGACAGCTCGCCGAGGCGGTGCCAGCAGCCGGGGAGCTCGCCGAGGTACGTGACCATGACGTCCTGGTCGGCCGGGCAGAGGGGCTGGGCGGCGAGGGCGGGATGCCATTCGCCGGACTCGGCGTCGCGGGTCTTCGCGGAGCACCATGCGCCTCTCGCGCAACGTCGCTGGGGCTGGTCGGAGGGGGTAGGGACGTGGTGCTGGAAGTGCTGCCGGGCCGCCATGCTGCCCATGATCACACGGTGAGTGGAGTGGTCGGGCGGGGACCGGCTCAGGCTTGCCTGCGCTCCCCGATGGGGACGACGCGGGAGGTCATTCGGTGCTGTCTTGCGGCTGGCTTCCGCCGTCCGCGACGTGGGCGGCGAGCTCGCTCTTGCGGAGCTGCCCCCACCGCTCACCGCGGCCGCACCGCTCGCCGAGCTCGCGGCCGGTGATGCCCGGCTCGGCGTCAAGGATGGCGAGCGCCTGCATGCGCGCGTCGACGTCGTTCGGCACCGTCGTGCGGCCTTCGGCTGCGCCCTTTGCGGTTGCCTTGCGGTTGCGGCCCGAACCCGAATTCGCGCCCAGCTTGCGGTTGAGCCGTTCGGCCTTCGATTCTGCGGCCTCAGCCCGGCGCTCAGCGTCCGCGCGGGCGCTGTCCGCAGCATCAAGGGCCTCTTCAAGTGCGGAAACCCTGGCCTGCAGCCCGGTCGCGCTGACCGCCTGCTCGGCCGAGGCGGCTGCGGCCAGTGCGGCTTCCCGCGCCTCCCCCAGTGCGGTTTCCCGTTCGGCTTCGGCAGCCGCACGCGCGTCCCGCTCCGCGCGGATCGCGGAGGCGAATGCGGCCTGCCGCTCAGCCTCCGCGTGCGCCGTGGCTGCGGCCTCCGCTGCGGCGTCGGCGGCCCGCGGCGCGTTCATGATGAAGTACGCGGCGAGAAGTTCCGCCGCGTCCAGGAGCGCGCCGAACAGGAGCGAGAAATGCGGGGGCGCGGCGTGCAGGACCACCGCCCCGGTCGCGGACGCCGACAGGAACATCGCGCCGGCCATGACCGCGTACGCGGTGGCCTTCGCCGGCCAGGGGGCGGCCTTCCACTCGGCGACGATCTCCAGGACGAGCATCGCGATGAGCAGCGGCACGATGCCGTACAGGACGGCCAGCGCCGGGGGCATGTGGCCCCGGGTGACCGAGTGGTACACCTGGAACGCCATGGTGGTGCCGCCCATGGCGATCGTCACGGTCCACGCTGATACCCAGGCGCGGCGCAGCGGGCCGCCCTTCCCGGCCGAGTGCGTTCCCATGCGAGACATCGTCGCTGCCTTTCAAGATCGTTTCAGGGAGTTTGAGGGGTGGCGCCCGCGACGGATGAACGGGCGGCGTCGGCCACGTCAGTACCCGAAGCCCCCGCATGCCGTGCAGGCGATCGTCTCGCCCTTCCCGTTCTTCCATCCCGAGCTGCCGGTCCCCTTGCAGGTGCCGCATGCCTGGGTAGACGGGGCGTCCGCCCTCTTGACCTTGAGCCAGCTGCTCAGGCGGCGGTCCTTGTCGCGGGTCGCGGCACCGGGCGGCAGCTGGCGGCCGCCCGGGCGAGCCGCAGGGGTGCCCATCGTGTTGAAAGGGTCGTTGACCCTGGTCCTGCCCAGCATCGCGCTTCCTTCCTGCCTGGCGGTTTGCCCTGGCTGTCAGACGGCCCGTCTGACAGCCGTCGCGCGCGATCGCGCGCGATCATACGTAGGGCGGCTATCTCATGCGGCGAAC